CTTGAAAGATGAAAAGCTCAAGAAGGAAAAAGTGGCTATTGGCAAAACTCGAATGTTTTCTGGTTCACCTATTGTGTATACCATACTTTGCCGTATGTATTTTGGCAAATTTGCTGAATGGTGTACACTCAACCGTATTGATAATGGTATGGCTATTGGAGTCAACCAATATAGTACTGAGTGGGATTATGCTGCTCAGAAACTGAATCAATTCGGTACTGGCCCTAATAAGGGTGCAGGAGATTATTCTGGCTTAGATAAAAATGAAAAGCCACAAGTCCACGATAAATTGATCGATCTGGTCAATGAGTGGTATGGTATGAGTTCTAAGTCTTCAACTTACGGAGAGGACTGCATGATTCGTGAAGCTCTTGGATTGGAGCTTACTAATTCATTGCATATATGTGACGGTCTTGTCACATATTGGACTGGTGCTATGCCCAGTGGGCATTTTCTCACTGCGCTCTTTAATGGGCTGAATGTGCATATGTTCTTTCGAATGACTTGGCTCGATTTGGTTCGACCCATTCGTTTAGATGCACATGAATTCAATGAGAAGGCTTACTTGATTGTTCTTGGTGATGATCATGTTTATAGTGTCAGAGATGATTATCGACACATATTCACTGAAGAACGAGTAGGTGCTTCTATGGCAAAATGGGGCCAGATCTATACTCCTGAGACGAAGAGTGGTGATCTCTCAAAGGTTCTCAGAACTTTGGAGGAGGTCTCTTTTCTTAAGAGGAGATGGGTTTATGAACCTGCTGTATCTCGATACCTTGCGCCTCTTGATTTGGAAACTACATTGGATATACCCAATTGGATCAAGAAGGGAGGTAATGCTTTAGGTGATACAGAAGTCAATCTGGATAATTGCTTGGCAGAATTGTGTTTACACGGGAAGGAGACTTATAACCTGTGGAAAGGCAAAATTGTTGAAGCAGTGGATGACATTCCTGGCTTGTCCTTGCCACCTATCATCTCCTATCGGCAGCGTTTGAGAGATACGCTGAATAGGGATGGTAACCTGTTTGAAGACTCACAGCCACTCACTGATTACGACATGATCGGGGGAAATACCACGGCCATAAAACCCGAAAGTGGACGCTTTGGTGGCGAAGAGGGTGGCCTATTTAGGCTTACTTCCAGGATGCCCTGCTGGCAGCCCCAGCTATATCCAGGAAACCGTGGAGGGGTAAAACGCTTAGCTCGGCGTGCGCCCTTTATCAGAGCTGCAACAAATGTTACAGATGAATTGGGTGATAGTTCAACTGGCCGTACGATAGTAAGCCAGGTTGAAGAGGGTTCCTCAGGTGTAAATGGGAGTACAACTCAGTCTTCTGCTGATGCAGGAGTGGCTGAGGCTTCTATTGTATACAAACCGTTGAGTCGTGACATGCTTGAAAACATGAAGACAGATGTTTCAAATCAAATTCGGGACTTTTTGGCGAAGCCGAAATTGATTTCAGCAGGCACACTTACAACAGGAGACACTTACACTGTACCTAAGTGGAGTGCTTGGGTTCCTAATGATCTGGTGAATGTACCAGGTGATATTTGGCTGAATAAGCTAGAAGGAACTTTTGCATTTCGGGGTACTTTGCATCTGACTCTCACTGTCAATGGCAATCGTTTCCAGCAGGGCAG